TATTACATGGTGGAATAACGAAAACTATAAAAGGCTTCGTTATCAAACAGATACCAAATACAACAAAGGACACCTTCCGTCCATGTTTGAATCGTATCAGAAGTTTATGGGTAAGAAACTACAACGTGATGTATTAGAATCTCACTATGGCGATAACGAAACTCAAAACTTCGATAATCTATGGAAGGTTATCAATACAAATTATCACAAGTTTGGTCGCTACACGACTTGGTTTTATATGCAGCATCTAAAGCATACTGCAGGAATTAAGATCGAACCTACCAGTCTAATGTTGAATGACTATTCGGGTAGCAAGTCGCACCGCAATGGTCTCTGTTATGCTCTAGATAAGGAAGAATGGATTAATGGTAAACTCACTCAAGCGGAATATCAGTGGTTGGAAGATCAGTCTCAGTCGATTCTGGATGAATTACGTCATCGCTATCCAACTCTTGCGCCACAGTTCGACGCATTTACTATGGAAACCTGTCTTTGCTCGTTCAAAAAAATCTTCCGAGAAAGATCGTCGCGGTATCTAGGGTTTTATCTAGATCGTCAAGCAGACGAGATTAATAAGGTAGCAGCAGACGGTTGGTATGGCATTGAGTGGAATGTTTTATGGCAATCTCGTGAAGAAATCCTTGACTCTCGATTGCTTTCGCGGTATGGTGTTAATAAGGACAAGTGTGGTGAATACGTTCGGTCTGGAACACTAGATAGAATGAATTGGATGTTCGATGTTGAACAGAAATCAGTTGGATTAGAGGATTTATTTGGATGAAAGTAATTGCAATTTTCGGTGAACCTGGAAGCGGTAAGTCTACCCTTATGAAGCGTTTGCTAGACGAGGTTGGCATTTCCCGTGAAGTGAAGACTGATGTAAAGTTGGTTCCCTATCATAACAAGGACAACATTTACGTTCTGGGTAAGTATGAAGAAGGTGAAGTCTTCGGTGGCACTGACAAGATGTCGATGGCAGTTCAACCAGAGGCAGTGAAGTTTCTTGCATCTCGCGCTGCTACAGATATTGTTCTTTTCGAGGGCGATCGTCTTTGCACAGGTTCATTCCTAGAGGAATGTGTCGATAAGTATGACACCAGTATCGTTTATCTACAAACCACGAAGGAAACTCGAAATGTTCGCTACGCAGAACGTGGTAGTAACCAAGACGAGACTTGGTTGAAGGGTCGCGAAAGTAAAATCAATAACATTCGTTCCAACTTCGTTCTTCAGATGGAAATGACCGAGTTTCTTAATGAATCTTTTGATGATCAGCAAAAAATCATTGACTTTATCAAAAAAATGCTTTATACTGATTAAATGATATTAGAAAAACACGACGCAGAATACATCGCAAAACGATTCGTTGACTACATGTCAAATTATGGTCGTATTGACGACCACATGCGCATGAAAAAACTGGAGCGGTTAAAAACCCTTCCACACTCTCTTCCAGGGTTTGAACCCGAGAACAATTTGTTCTCCGACTTTAATATGCACCCTGAAGACATGGATCTTGAGATCTATGAACCTTCCCCGAGCGAATTCTCGACAATGGTAGAAATCACTTCTTCCTTTTGTAATGAAAATTCGTTCGGGAAGGAAATCAAGTTTATCGTAAGAGAAAAGAATACGGGTAAGCACGTAGGATTCTGTCGCGTCGCCAGTCCCTTTATCAATTCACGTCCACGCAATGAATGGTTCGGGCAAGTTCCCGATCTAAAATCGTTCAACAAGCATGCGGTGATGGGTTTCATCATTGTTCCTGCTCAACCGTTCGGATTTAATTATCTGGGTGGTAAACTTCTTGCACTTCTTTGCACCTCGCACGAGTTTCGCGAGATGTTTAACAAGAAGTATAACATGGACACTTGTCTATTTGAAACCACTTCATTATATGGCAGCATCAAGCAAGCATCTCAGTATGATGGACTAAAACCGTTCATTCGTTATACAGGCGACACTCTTAGTAATTTTGTTCTCTCTTTCTCAGACGATTTCTGGGATGAGACCATGGAATGGTTCTACGAGAAAAACGGCGGAGCGCCATTGTTTGGTCGCGACGGTGTAGCATCATATAAGATGAAGATGCAGAATAAGATGAATAGCATCATCAGTAAATCCCTGAAAGAACATGACTCCGAATACTATTCTGTATTCTGCGATGCTCTCAAACTAAATAAAGACATTACTACTAAGAAACGTTTCTATATTTCAACATACGGGTATGAAAATTCCAAAGAAGTTATTCTCGGTAAGCAGGATAAGTTAATTCCTGGACAAAACTTTGATAAACATTATATGGATAATATTATTTCGTGGTGGAAGCGTAAGGCAACGTCTAGATATGATAATCTGGTTGCAGAAGGTCGTTTACGACGCGACTTAGAGGTTTGGAATGCTGACTCAATTGGAAAAATTGACATTATAAGATAACTTCTTATAAATAATCGTATGACATACGATGCTATATTTAAATTGATCGGAGATGTGGGATTCCCAATCGCAGGTGCTTTACTTGCGGGTGTCTTCGTATATTTTGTTATCAACTACATTCTCGAGAGCGTTGTTAAAGCACTCAAGGGAATGCAGGGTATTATTATGGGACTCGACAACCGAGTCAAGACAATGAACCATGATATTATTCGCGTTGATGCAGTTGTTAGTTCCGCCTTGGGTCTTAAACCAGATCTAGACAGAATCGCACGAGCAGACGGGAAGAACGATGCTCGGAAAGATTAATGGATCCATCAATTGTAGCAGAACTAGTTAAACAATATGGATTCCCAATCGTCGCATCTGTCGGTATGGGATATTTTGTTTGGTTCATTTATAAGTTCGTAACTGATAAATTGATGCCGTTGATTGGTGAGACAAACGTAATTTTGATTGCGTTGATTGATCGTGTTCGTATGCTCGACAACGATTTGATTAGATTAAACCAGAAGGTGAGTGTAGTTTTGCAAATAAAAGAGGATCACAGTAATGACACTAAATCTAAAGATTGAGATCCTTAAAGTATTTTCCTTTGATTTAAATTTTTCTTCTGACAACAAAAACAAAAAGGAAGAGAAAGATGCTAAAACGAGCGACGATGCTCCTGGCACTACTAAGTCTAAGTAGTCCAGTATACGCAGATCCTATTGTCCAACAATTTAAATCACCTTCCTTTACTGGTTATGGGTGGTCTTCACACGTGCAATCAATCGACTCGCAAGAGCGTTCGCGTGAACAGGCAATTAAAGATGCTGAGGCAGCAAAGGCAGCACTAGCAAGAGCAGAGGCATCTAATACGCCACTCGCTAAATTCATGGCGCTGTTTACCTCTCAGGTATATGCCCAACTTGCTACGCAACTTTCGAACAATCTGTTCGCAGAAGGTGGAAATGCCAGTGCAGGGACATTCAACCTCGACGGTAACTCCGTAAGTTACGTCAAGACTGGAACCGAAGTTAGACTGACAGTTGTTGATAAGAATGGTAACACTACGGTTGTTGTCGTTCCTATTGCTACATTCGCATTCTAAGGAGACGTTATGAAAAAGTTAATTCTCCTTCCGCTTTTGCTCGTCCTTTCTGGTTGTGTTGGTGCACTTCATCCTACTGCCAACCAATCATATCTGTTCAGAGATGACGCAGAAGTCAAACGTTTTGCTAATCCAAAGTTGTTCAAGGATCTTCCTGAGTTAGACGGACAACCAATTCCTATCGCATTATATTCGTTCACCGATAGAACTGGTCAACGTAAACCATCTTCAACTCTTGCAAGTTTCTCGACTGCGGTAACTCAGGGTGCAGACGCATATCTGATTAAGACTCTACAAGACACAGGTAATGGTAAGTGGTTTATTCCTGTTGAGCGTGTTGGTATCGATTCGCTGATTAAAGAACGTCAACTTGTTCGCCAGATGCGCGAACAGATTTCTGGAGAAGGTGCTGAACCTCTTCCACCGCTAAAGGTTGCAGGTATCATCATAGAAGGTGGTATCATTGATTATAACTCGAATATTAAAACTGGTGGTACTGGTGCTAGATTCCTTGGCGTCGGTCCATACCAGCAATACACACAAGACCAAGTTACAGTTAGTCTTCGCCTAGTTTCTGTCCAAACTGGTGAAGTCCTCAATTCGGTTACTGTAGAGAAAACTGTTCTCTCTACTTCCGAGGGGGTAACTGCTTTCACATTCTTCGATATGGCGACTAAAGCGTTTGAATTTGATGGACAACAAACAAGTAATGAAGCAGGTAGTTATGCGATCCGTTCTGCCATAGAAACGGCCGTTGTTGAGTTGATCAAGGATGGTGAAACTAAGAATCTATGGAGATTCAAACAAAAGGAAACAACAAATGAAACTAAGTAAGTTTTTATTAGTTGGCGCTGCTCTTTGTTATGGAACATCTGTGATTGCACAAACCGTGCTGCCAACAGCACCAACTCCTCCAGCAATCGTAACAACTTCACCAAACGAAACAGAGGCGAATACTGTTGCAACAACAAATAAGGTATATATCGATCAAGAAGGGGGTAACGTAGATGTTAACATCGTTCAAACTGGTACTGCTAACGTTATCGGTTCTACTCTTGATCCTATTTACCTACGTGGTGATAACCAGAGCGTTATCGCAATACAGACAGGCAATGGAAACCAACTTTATATGGGTGTCGTATCCGATACAGGAGCCCAAGGAATCGCCGATGTAACAATTCGTCAAATTGGCGATTTGAACACTGCTACTATTCGTTGCGGAACTGAAGTTACTGACTCCTCATGTAATCAACTCGACATGAATGCCAAGTTCACTGGTAATAACAACTCGTTTGTTTTCCGTGGTTCGGGTGCTAATATCCGTAACTCTATGGATTTCAACGGTAACAATAACACAATCAACATGGATGCACTATCACCAAATGCGTCACAAACTATTCTGGTGACAGGCAACTATAATGACTTTGATGTTACACAAACCGATCTCGGTGGAACATTCGGTCACTCACTATATGTAAATCTGACAGGTTCGCTAAACACTGTAACAACACAACAGTATGGTGCATCTGAAACTGTGATCAATATTAATAGTGTGGGATCAAATGGCACGTTTAATATCAAAACTGGTCACTAATCTTCTACTGATATTTCTGTTATCGACTCCTGCCTTTGCGGATATTGGGTCGATAACAGATTTCAGAGGAGGCGGTGCTATTAAGCGTGGCGCCAAGACTACAGTTGCATCTAAGGGTGCACGAGTTCAAAAGATGGACACTGTTTCAACAAACAGTCAAGGCAGATTTAGGATTACATTTAATGACTCGACTACGGTTAATATTACAGAAAACTCGCGACTTCTTGTGGACGACTTTGTGTATGATGGGGGAGGGAAGACGAAGGGCAAACTTGGACTTCGGGTCGCACTTGGCACCGTCAGATACGCATCAGGTAAAGTCGCGAAAACAAACCCACGAGGCGTAAACATTCGCACACCGACTGCTACTATCGCAGTTCGTGGCACAGACTTCGTTATGTCGGTTGATGAAGCAGGTCGTTCTACGGTCGTGCTGGTTCCCGAATGTTATAACGAATTAGACATCACAAAACAAACTGCTCAATGTCCGACGGGTATGATTGAAGTTATTACTGCATCTGGTGTAGTTACGTTGAACCAACCATTCCAAGCAACAGTCGTAGAAAATAACTTTGCTCCTCCTGCTCCACCAGTAGTCATCAATCCTTTGATTAAGACATTAGACAACAATGTTCAAATTGTTCCGTTGGAAACAGATGATGGTCAGAGTTTACTACAACTTGCCAGAGATAGTTTAAAGAAATTCACTAACCCAGCAAAAGCAGCATCGGATGACAATAAGGATCCCGATGCAGGTACGAATGATAATACAGAACAAGTTGCTGTGTCGATGCGTCGAGCAGCAACACCACAAGAACTACTAGAAGTTTTTGCTGAATATAATGAAGGTAGTATTCCAGCAGAAACCGTCTATACTAATGTATCACCAACATTCAAGAAGAACGTTCAGGTCGGTTGGGTATATACTCGACTGTCAGAAGACAGACAACAGGCAGTTACTATCTGGTTGGAGAAAGGTAACGAAGCGCAAGTTGTATCTGTTCAAAATGGTTTGATAGATGTTTACAACTTTGTAGACGATAAGTGGACAACATCGGGAACTGGTAGACCACAAGGTAATATAACTGTGATGCAAGAAACAGGTGCAAGATGAAAAAACTAATTGCTCTATTTTTACTATTCTTTACGATACCAGCGTTCGCACAGGTAACGAACTACGGTTTCGAAAATGGTAACTATACTGGTTGGACTGTTAGTAACGGTTCAACTGCCACAAGAACTTCGTGGAGTGATAGTGGTTCTGGTGTTCAAGTAACAACTGGTATGACTAACTATTGTCCAGGTGGCGGTAAGTGCTGGACAGTAACTCCGTATGGATCTTACATGGTATCGCTACAGGCAGGAAATGGTTCTCCTGGATTTGATGGCGCCATGACTACTTTGGGGTTGTCAGGTTCTACAATTACATCAATTAGAAATACTATTTACTCTAATGGTAGCATGTATCCTACCAATGCGACTTCTATTAGTAGAACAGTGTTTCTTCAAGCAGGTACAACATACACTTATGCTTGGCAGTATGTCTCAACCGATTATGTTCCATACAATGATGGATCGATGATCACTGTTACTGGTGGTAATGGTACTCCGACAATCAACGGGCAAACTCAAAACTTCGCGCTTCTGGGATTCACCAATCAAGGAACTGGAAATTATTCTGTGGGATCTTACGGTGCCACTGGTTGGCAAGTCGCAGTCTTCACAGTTCCTGCTGACGGAAACTATCTTCTGGGATTTGCCTCATTCAATCTAGGCGATACTGCATTGTCGCCAATTCTTTTCATTGATCAGATGCAAGGAACAACTTCACTGAATGGAACAGCATTTACTCCAGTTCAACCGAATGCTGGTTCTTCTGCGCCACCACCTCCTCCACCTGCTCCTCCTACTCCAACATATCCTCTCGCTTCTATCAGCGCGAACCAATCATTGAAGATTAATCAAACAAATGCGATTACACAAAACTCTATCTACATCAATGTAACTGGTTCTAGTAATTCTGTTTACGTTGAACAGTTCTCGAAGCAGAATCAAATTCGTGGTGTGAATGGCGCACAAGCAATGACGATTAACGGCAACAGCAACAGCGTAACTATTAATCAGGGAACAGCGACAACTCCAATTGGTAAGAACTTAGCAGAAGTTTCCGTTACAGGTAATAACAACGTAGTGTCGTTGACGCAACAACAAGGCAGTAAATACGCCGAGATTATTACCAATGGACTTGGCAATCAAATCTCAGCGCAACAAAAAGATGCTGGAGGAAAATCGTTGTTTATCAATGCTTTAGGAAACTCTAATAATATCAGTACCTTGCAACAAGGGACTGGTAACCATTTTCTGGATATCAGCGCACCGTTTGGTGGCGCTACTGCATCTGTTACTCAATTAGGTGCTTCTGCAAAGCAATTTCAACTTTTACTAAATAGTCCTGGAATTGGTGTAACTGTCACGCAAAATAACTTGACCACTGCCGACTCTGCGAAAATGGAAATAACATGCACGACTGGACCATGTAATGGATACTCTTATACAAAAAACTAAAAAAGTTCTACTCTCGCCTTGGTTGGCACTGATTACTTTTGCGGTATTGTTAACAGTAAAACTAGCAAACCCATACTTGGTTGAATCCACAAGATTGAAGTTTTATGATTATTTGATGCTCGGTTCGCCGACACAATCCGAACAAATTGTAACTGTTAATATTGGGGAGAAAGCAATTGAAAAATATGGACAGTGGCCTTTCCCTCGCGAAGTCCACGCTAAAATTATTGGCGATATTTATGGCAGAGGGGCTACTCTTGTTGGTAGCACTATACTTATGCCTGAGTCTGATCGGATGGGGACTGATCGAGTTCTTGCGGATACCTTAAATCAGTATCCAGTTGTTCTTAGTCAGACGGTAAGTGACTCTTGTTCACGGGCAAGTGCGACAATTCGGAGAACAGGCGTTGCCGTAGTCGGCGATGGAGAACCAACTGAATTTCTTCCTCAATATCCATGCGTTCTAAGTAATATCTCAGTTCTTCAAGAAGCCGCTGTCGGTGTTGGGATAACATCGACTTTACCCGAAACAGATGGGGTCGTAAGGCGAGTTCCTCTTCTAGCGCAATCATCTGGCGAATACTATCCCGCATTTGCTCTAGAGATGCTGCGTGTTGCTGCTGGAGATCCGTCATATCAAGCGAAGATAAATCAGACGGGAGTTGAGGCATTACGAATTCCTTCTTTTGAAACCATTAAGACAGACGAATATGGAAGAACGTTCATCAATCCCAATTACGTATTTCCATCTGTTGAATTAGGTTCTGATATTCCTCGTCTTGATGGGAAAATTGTAATTCTTGGCGTAACTGCTGCTGGAATTGCGAACCCTGTAGCGACTCCATCAGGTGCGCAACATCCCCACGTCCTTCAGGCGAGTATTCTTGAAACTCTGATAAATGGAGACTCTGTGTCGATTCCTGTTTGGAGTCAACTTGCGGATCTTGCTGCTTTTCTTTGTCTTGCTCTGGCATTGATCATTCTTTCTCGTTTTAAATTCTCTATAATTTATATTGCTGCGATTCTCGGTGGATATTTCTATCTGCCTGTGTATCTGTTCGCAAGCAAAGGTATTCTGTTCGATGTAACATTTAACATATTTGCTATTGCTCTTATCTATATTCACATCTTTACTGCAAAGTATATTTCTGAATATCTACAGAAGCAGCAAATTAAGAAACAGTTCGGAACCTATCTGTCACCAGATCTCGTTGCTCAGTTACAAAGACAACCAGAACTTCTGACACTTGGTGGTGACTCTCGAGAACTGTCGATCATGTTCACAGACGTTCGCGGTTTTACTACAATCTCCGAACACTATGGCGAAGATGTTCAAGGTCTTACTAAGATTATGAACCGCTATATGACAGTGATGACAAGAGCAATCCTTGAGAACAAGGGTACACTAGATAAGTATATTGGTGATGCTCAGATGGCATTCTGGAATGCACCGTTAGATAATAACAAACATGCTTTAGATGCGGTTCAAACTGCCTTTCAAATGCTCAAAGATTTGGAGACTTTCAATGAAGAAGTTAAAAGCGAAGGCATTCCCGCTTTCGGTATGGGTCTTGGCATTAACACTGCCACTGTGGTTGTTGGTAATATGGGCAGCGACCAGCGTTTTGATTATACTTGCTTGGGCGATGGGGTTAATTTGGCTGCTCGCCTCGAAGGTCAGTCCAAACCTTATGGCGTCAAACTCGTCCTCGGACCGCAAACTGCCGAATTGGTTGGGGATGTATACCAAGTAGTAGAACTTGACCTGATCGCAGTTAAAGGTAAGACAGAACCTGCCAGAATATATACGGCATTTCCGTTCTTTGATGCAGCAGGGCATCTCCAACATGATAAGTTCTTGCAACTGTATCGCGAAGGTAAATGGGAAGTTGCTAAAAAGTTTGCCAGCGACTTAAAGAAGTGCTGGCAAGGAGAGTTGGTAAATTACTATGACATGATGCTCGAGCGCATGGAGGGCGAACCTCCTGCTAACTTCGATGGGGTTTACCGTGCCACGTCCAAGTAAGTAGTGGATTGTCCTTGTCTTCGTTGAATCGGAAAAACACAACAGGAGTTTCTGTTACTTCTTGTGTGTTGAGTTCGCTTTCAACTCGACCGAAGTGCTCATCGAGTTCCTGATCGTGAATAGATGTAGACATTAAAAACTTCTCCCAATTGATTGTTGGCAAAATTGCCGAAATAGATCTTCAAAATTGCCAGTCTTGTAGACCCATGCATCGTAAAGACTTTCGAGCGGAGTTCTACAATCTTGGGTTCCTTTACTAACGTAGTAACCTCGATCTGTGAGTTCTTCAATTAGTTCGCGGTCGTCAAACTCATCAAGTTCGATATGGACTTCTGTAGTAACGTATGGCATTATGCTGTAATCCTTTCATCTATCATATCGCTCTTCAGCGACTGCTTCCATTCTAATTTACGACGAAGAAAATCTTCGAACGACTGATAACTTGGAACACCATTCGCTTCCAATTCGAAGTTAATTTCGAGGAAATCCTCTGCAATATAACCCCAACCATCCCACTCATAACCGAGCGTAGTCAACAGTGTTTCTGCTTCAGTAGAAATTTCAAAATCATTCATAACAATCTCCTTATTATTACCAATATACCCTATTTCTAGGGAAAAGTCAAGCCTTTATTTTAGGTTTTCGTAAAATTGTCTATCTTCTTCTAAATAATCTTTGAGTTCTTGTAAAAATGCTTTGAATTCTTCTAAAGTTCCGTTACTATTTTCTATGTCTTCGGTTGGAAAATCGAAATTTGCGTTGATTGCTGCGGTCTTGAGTTCTAAAATCTGATTTATGATTGCTGTTTTCATTTTACGTTTCCTTTTCTTAGTATTACCAGTATACCCCAAACTGAGATAAAAGTCAACACCTCATTTGCTAAAATAAAATCTTTTTTTCCCTTGACTTTTGCCTCGAATACGGGTATACTGACTATGTCGTCTATGAAAAGGATTATATTATGTCTATGCAACTTATGTCACATGCCTTCACTACCACTAGCACTCGCAAGCGCAAAACTTCAAACAAGGGTGTGACTGCTAAGTATGCCCAGGATTGGGTCGATCACAATAAGCAGATGAAGCGTCTTGGCACGGCGACCAAAACATTTGACGAATATGTTCAGTATCGTCAAGGTAACTTTAAACCTAAACTGCGTGGCACTCCGATGCCAGAGCGTTATGTTTCCAATCATCGCGAACTTTATCCTTCTGGTGATGGTATTGGCGTAACCTTCGCTCGCAAAGAGAATACATATACTGGAACATTGATTAAAGGTATCGCGACTATGCATAAGTCCAATGCGGTCCCTATTATGAATGACGAACAAGCAATTGAAGTAGCGAGGATGCGCCGTGGTTAATTTTGATGTTGTAATGTTATGGATGCAATATATCCGTAATAATCCAGATAATGCATATCGTTTCTCGGAAAACTTTTGGCCGAGTCAGATCGAAAGTAAGAAATGGTTGCTTGAACACGTAACTCCAATGGATCGATCTATCGTAATTTTCGGTGGATGGTATGGAGTTCTTGCACAGTTTATTGCACATAAATTTCCAGATGCCCGAATTCTAACCACAGATTTAGATTCTAGTTGTAGGCATGTATTCGCTGCTATCGACGAGTGTTATCACGATATTGTCTTTCGTCAACATGACATGAAAAATGGTATGCCAATCAACATACATCCCGATCTGGTGATCAATACCAGCAGCGAGCATGTTACGCAAGAAGTTTACGATGCTTGGTGGGACTCTATTCCTAGCACGACTAAATATATCGTCCAAGGAAATAATCTAGAAAATCCTGAGCATGTTCGTCTTGCTAATAGTCTAGAGGAATTCTTAAAAATCAACAACATTAAAGATCCACAATATGCAGGTATGTTGAAGTGTGGACATTTCTATAGATACATGGCAGTGGGTTATAAAAAATGAGTGATGGTGCACACGAAGAGCATAATCTAGACGTCCATTCAGTAGATTCATACTGGAATTTTCTCAAAGAAAAACGAGAAGTAATCAACTCGGTTAGTCCATCTTTTTGTGCAGCAAAATGGAAACAGTCAACCATTCTTTTGTATAGTGGCGAGACACATAGTTGTCACCACCCTTCACGGCACAAGATTACACTAGAAGATATTAAAGATAACCCACGGGGTATTCACAATACTGCTGTTAAAAAGGCAGCACGTATTGACATGCTTAATGGCGTGCAAACTAAAGAATGTGATTATTGTTGGAAGATTGAGAATCTAAACAAAGATTGGATGAGTGATCGGATATACAAATCTACGTATTCGTGGGCGCTCCCACACATTGATGAAATTGTCGAATCTGGAGATGGAGCAAATATCGATCCGTCATATCTAGAAGTCGCGTTCGAATCTACTTGTAATTTTAAGTGCGTCTACTGTAGTCCAGAAAGTTCTTCAAGGTGGCAGGAAGAAATCGAAACGCATGGTCCAATCGAACTAGAAGATTTCAAATTGCACGATCTTGGATGGTTGAAGGAAGTTGGAAAACTTCCAATCCATCGCAAAGAGCAAAACCCATATATCGATGCTTTCTGGGAATGGTGGCCTGACCTCTATCCGAATTTACATACGTTTAGAATAACTGGCGGCGAACCCTTGCTCAGTAAACATACTTGGCGAGTTCTTGATTATATCGCGGAGAACCCAAATCCTAATTTGACACTCGCGATTAATACTAATCTCAATGTTCCAGATAAATTGGTTGAGAAATTAGTGGAATACATCAATAGAATCTCTTGCAATATTAAACTGTTTGACGTATACACATCATTAGAAAGTACTGGTAAACATGCCGAGTATTCTAGATTTGGTATGCAATTTGATGAGTTCAAAAAGAACTGTAAATATGTTCTGGATAATACGCCGAATACAACACGGTTGCATTACATGACAACAATAAACTTGACGAGCGCACCAACTCTTCTGGAATATTTGGAATATATC